TACGTGGAAGCGTACGGGCGGCATGGGCGGGGGTCTCCCGCCCGATTACGAGACATACTGCGACCGCATGGACGGCCACTCGTGCCGCATGCGCCGAGCGTCGTACGTCGCCGGCCTCCGCGCTGGCGTTGCGCTGGCGGCGGTGGCGTGACGCGGCGCTTGCTGCGAAGACGATCGTGTGGGTCGAAATGGCCTACAGCGAGTTCGGTGTGACACGCGTGAAGCTGCACTTCGGGAACGGCTTCGTGTGGCGGGTCCACACGACTTCTGGGCTGCACTGGTACGACTCGCAGGCGTCGTGCCCCAAGGGGATGTGGTACGGCGATTACCCCGCGTTGCGCGTTGCTCACGATGCGTATGAGCAAGTCGACATGGGTGTGATGCCCCAGATCTGCTTTGCGCCGGAAATCCGGCAGCTCGCCGCGGGGCAGTCGTGACGCTGTGTTGCGTGCGCGCTGCGAAGAAGGCCATTCACGGTCGTGAGCGCTGCCAACGTTGTGAGCAACGTGCGGTGCACGGGCCGAAGCACTCGCCAGCGTGTCTTGTGTGTCGTGACCGCGGATACCGTATCGGTGGTTGTGATATCCGTGGTTGCGTCCACCACTTCGCGTGTTCGTGTGCCGCGGGCGTTTTGTACTTGCAAAACGCGAGCAAATCTGCTTGAATGGCCTTTCGCTGAACGGAACAGACACGATGGCATTGTGGTCCTATGGTTGGAAGAACCACGCTCCGCGTTGGTGGACGCTGACGTTCCTGCGTCTTCCGCGGAGCTTCGGTCCGACGCTCGAAGAGCTTTCCGAGGTTCCGGGTGTGCAGAGCGTGCAGATCCGGTCGCAGACGGCGGACATGTTCTACGACGTGGTGGTCATGCTGCACGAGACAGCGTTCGCGACCGACGCGTTCCTGAATCTGAAGGACGGCACGGAACTCGTCGGTGGGCGTCCTGAACAACAACCGGCAATCCCGCTCCCCGCAACGTTGCGGGCGCTGCGCAACTACCAACAGGAAGGTGCGGAGTGGCTCGTAGCAAACAAGGGTGGCGTGCTCGGCGACGAGATGGGTCTCGGGAAGACGTTGACCGCCTTGGCCGCAGCCGAGGCGATGCGTAACGCGTGGGACCCGAAGGCGCCTGTGCTCATCATCGGGCCTAAGTTCACGCGCGACGTGTGGTTGCGCGAAATCGGGGCGACGTTCGCCGGTGCCGCAGAGACGTTCTTCGCGTGCGAAGGGCGTAAGCCGACGACCGAGCTCGAACAGCGCCTCGGGCGCGCACGCTGGGTCTTCGTGCACTATGAGATCTTGGACGGCTGGCGCGCAGCGCTGACGCGTCCGCTCTACGGGCGGCGCATGGTCGTTTCGATCTTCGACGAAGCGCACTGGATCAAGAACCCGCGGAGCAAGCGCGGCAAGAGCGCGCTTGCTGTCGGACCTCTCGCGCCGGCGCGTATCGTGCTCTCCGGTACGCCCATCGCGAATCGCGTCACCGACCTCTGGCCGTTGCTCACCATCGCGCGTGGAACCGGGAGCTTCGGAACGCCCTTCGCGTTCGCCGATCGCTACACCTTCCATGAGAAGGGCACCTACGGCTGGACGTCTCTCGGAACACGTCGGATGCCGGAACTCCAGGCGCGTCTCGACACGTGCTACCTGCGCCGCACACTCGCGGACGTCGGAACAGAACTACCACCGCGCACTCGCGAACAGCTCCGTGTCGATTCACACGGCGTGATGCCGCGCGAGTTGAAGCGCTGGACCGGCGGGAACGTGGAACTTGCCCTGGAGCGGTTCCGGGATGCGCTCGCGCAAGGCAATCTCGGCGCGGACACGCTTGCGGCGATGACGCTTTGGCGGCAGTGGACTTCGGAAAGCAAGGTTCCGACGACGACGCACCTTGCTGCGAGCTTGCTCGGCGAGGGTGAACATGTCGTCGTGTTCTGCTGGCAGCGCGACATGGCCGAGTTGCTCTGCGACACGATTCGCAAGGCACTCGACGAGGGTGTTGAAGCTCGCATCATTCCCATCCATGGCGGCTACTCGCAAGAGATCCGAGACGCCGAGGTTCGTACTTTTCAGGAAGGCTCGACGCCGACGTGCCTCGTCGCGACGATCGACTCGCTCAAGGAAGGCGTCACGCTGCATCGTGCGCGTCGCGTGGTCATGCACGACTTGCACTGGGTCCCGGCGACGATGCTGCAGGCCGAGGCCCGCGTCCACCGCTTGGGGCAGACACGCCCGACCGTTTCGACGTGGGTCATCGTTCGTGACTCGATTGACGAAGTGCTTGCGGCGCATCTTGTCGCCAAGGCGCTCGTCATCGACGAGGCGCTCGACGATGCGGCAGCTCGGGAAGCGTTCGACGAAGTGGGGCTAGCGACTAAGGAAACCGAAGGCGCCGAGTTCGCGCGGCGCATCCTGGAGGGAACATGAAGTTCGTGAAACTACCGAGCGGTGTCGTGCTAAACCTTGACACGATCGAGTCGCTCGGGTTGACGCCGCCGGCGCAAGCCGTGATCGGCTTCGTCAGTGGTACGGAGACCGCGTTCTCCGGTGCCGATGGGGAGGAACTCAACGCGTGGGCGAGCACACGTCCGGTGCTCGTTCGTCCGCGTCCCGGAAAGAAGGTGAAGCCGTGATTCGGCTTACCTCCAAACCGTTCGCGGACGAGAATCGACCGCCGCTTCGCGAAGTGCTCGGAATGCCCGAGTCGAGCGGTAGTGTGTGGGGCTCGACGCTCTACAAGCGTGCGGCGGTTTGTCCGCGAGCCGACCGGCTCTACTCGCTCGGGGTTCGCAAGGCAGGACCGAAGAGCAAGGAGCTCGACTTCGGGGACGCGTTCCACCTCACGCTCGAAGCCTACTACCGCGCGCGGCAGCAGGGGAAGACGTGGCGTGACGCCGTGCACCTGGCGTGGTCGGTGACGGAGCCGCTCCGGGATATCCCAGAGTACGGCGAGTTCTACGACGAGCTCACGCGCGTCTGCACGAGCTACTTCGAGCTCGCCGCGAACGATCGCTGGGACGTTGTAGCGGTCGAGGAAGAGCTGACCTACCAGAGCCCGGAGATCGCGTACTCCGCGCGGCTTGATCTCGTCGCGGTCATCGACGGTGAACTGTGGTCGGTCGAACACAAATCGACGAAGGTGATCACGAAGGATGCGATGTCGGGCTACTTGCTCGACTTGCAGACGCTCGGGCAGATCTGGCTCTTGCGCGAGTGCGTCGACCTCACGCAGTACCCGCCACTCGCAGGCGTGCTCGTGAACATGACCAGCAAACAGAAGACGCCGCAACATGAACGCGTGCCCGTCCGCGCGACCGAAGCACACCTGCGTGAGTTCGAGCGCCATCTCAAGGCTCGGCAGAAGATGCGCGCGTACGCTGCAGACCTCGGTTACCCGAAGATGCTCGGCAACTGCTCGGGTGCGGCGCAGTACTTCAAGTCGTGCGGGTACTTCGACATCTGTCACGGACAGCCAGAGTTCGATGTCGTCGGGGTTGACAAGCTCACGACGGAAGACTTACCTTTCGGCTTCCGAATCGAAGACGCTCCTTGACACGAGCTTACCGATTCGCTACAGAGACCGCTTCCACAACGATAGGCCAGACACCGTGACCGACCTCTTCAACATCCAGAGCACTGCCAAGATCCAGTCCCCCTGGACGCATTGGTTCTTCTACGGGCCGACCGGCTCGGGCAAGACCACGGCGGCAGCGTCGTTCCCGTTCCCGCTCTTCCTCGTGCCGGCAGCGGAGGGCTCCGAGCTCTCCCTGCACACGATGGACCTGCCGTACATCAAGCTCGGCCGCGACAAGCACGGCAACGTGATCCCGATTCGGCAGCACTTCGACGCGGTGCTTGCCGAGTTGGAGCAGAAGCACGCGGCGGCGCGCAAGCTCACGGCAGCCGGGAAGGACGACGAGGCTATCGAGGCGTTCCCGTGGGAGACGATCGTAGTCGAATCCATGACGCACTTGTGCGCCATGCTGCAGGACGACATCTCGCAGAACGGTCGAATCAAGATGGACCAGCAACGCTGGGGCATCATGTCCGACTACTTGCGGACGCTGCACACGCGGCTCCGTGCGCTCGACTGCCACGTCGTCTTCACGGCGCTTGCGAAGGTCGAAGGCGACGAGCAGACGCAGGAAGGCGCTCCGGACGTGCCCGGTAAGATGAGCCGTCTGCTGCCCTCGGCGTGCGACGCCATCGGCTACTGCGAGACGATCGACGGTGGCCCGAAGCAACCCCCGATCTACCGTGTCCACTTCCGCCAGCATCGGGTCTACCCGGCGCGTACGCGGTTCAAGGGCGTTCCCGCCCACATCGACGGATTCACCTTCGGTTCGGTGCTTACGCACCTGCCGAAGTGAAGCAACCAGCAACCGAAAGCAAGAGACAGAACATGGCCATCCGTTTCACCAACAGCCCCAACCAGACCTTCACCCCGTACGAGCCGGGCGTCTACGATCTGCAGATCGTCGACGTCAAGCAAGGCACCAGCAGGAAGGACAACCCGCAGCTCACCGTCAAGTGCCAGATCGTGGGCGGCAAGAACGACGGCAAGCAGTTCACGACGTGGTACTCCCTCATGGAGAACAGTCTGTGGAAGCTGGCGCAGCTCGTCCAGGCCACCGGCTGCCCGCACACCGTCGTCGGTACCGACGCCAAGGGCAACCCGGTCGTCGAGTTCGAGGAGCTCGACCTCGTCGGTCGCTTCTTCACGGTGGACCTCACCGTCGAGGAGTACAACGGCAAGGCGAACAACCGCGCCAACAACGAGCGTCCCTCGGCGTACCAGGTCGAGGACGAGGTCGAGGAAGCGGCTCCCGAACCGGCGCCGGCGCCGGCTCCCGCTCCCGCCCCCAAGGCCGCGGCTCCGCAGACCACCACGCAGACGATGGCGCGTCGTCCGCGCACCGTGGGGCAGGCGTCGTGATGCAGAGCCCGGACAACGCGACGCAGGCGATGCTGGAGCAGATCATGCAGCTCAACACTGCCCTGCTCACGCAAGCCGTGCCGTGCGCTCCGCAGGCGTTGTACGGGCTCATCGCTTCGGAAGTGGCGGCGCAGCCTGGCTACGAACGCGTCCTCGAAGACCTCGCGGATGCGAACGCCCAGAAGACGCACCCTTACTGGGGGTTCTTCATCGTCACGAAGAACCCGGAGACGGGGGAAACGGCGGAGATTGCGCGAACGTTGGTCCCGAAGGTCCTCGACCCGAAGGCCGCCGACTACCTCGCGCAGCTCGCGGCGTGGACCAACACGTACATGCTCGCCGTGACGCCCGCTGTCCGGGCTGCATGGCGCGCTGTCGGGTTCACCGTGAACTTCTTCCAGACCGCGCAGGCGCCGACTACGACGCCCGCGCAACCCAAGCTGACGCTCGTGCGGTGAGACCCATGGCCGATTCCACACCAATCAAGGCGGGGAAGCGGCGATGGGGACTCCTGCCTTGGCTTGCGCTCCCCTCCATCGTGGATGCGATGGAGGTGGGTGCGGCCAAGTATGGCGCGGCTGCGTGGGAAGACCTCGATCCTGACCAGTATTTCGAGGCCGCGACACGGCATCTGCTCAAGCACCGTGCCGGGCAGTACCTCGATCCCGAGGACGACATTCCGCACCTCGCCCACGCTGGCGCGAGCGTGCTCATCTACTTCGCTCTCACCCTTCGGCAAATTCATGGCCAAGAAACAGAAATCATCGTCCAAGAAGCGCCCCTCCCCGAAAAAGCCCGCGAAGTCATCGCGCGCCACCTCGCCTGCCGTCGGGCATAGCCCGGTCATCGCGCTCTTCGTGCGCGCGCAGGGCTGCACGGCGCGCGAGTATGCGCAAGCCTTCGGGATCTCGCGGCAGGCGGCGGCGGTGCGCTTGAAGAAGCTCGCCGCGAACGGCGTGCTCGAAGTCATCGAGGCGCCGCAAGAAGCCTCGCTCGAAGACCTCACGCGGAAGACCAAACCGGGCGCCGCAGCCGTGCGCTACCGGGCGGTGAAGCGGTGAGAGCGCGGACGGAGAGCGTGATGCTCTTCCTCGTCTTGCTCTGGGCCAGCGTCCTTCTGACCTTGCACCAACAGGATGACCAACGCCCTACGACGACGCTTCATGGCGACTGAACCGAAGAACCGAGGAACGAAGACATGAGCGCCACCAAGCGCGGCGGGCAACGCCGAGAGAACGACTTCTACCCGACGCCGGCTTGGTGCGTGCGCCGCTTGCTCGAAGAGGTCATCGCCACCTACTTCCCGTGGGCGGATGAATCGGTGTGGCTGGAGCCTTGCGCCGGCACCGGCGCAATTGTCACGGCGGTTGACGACTGGTTCACAGCGCAGCGCCAAGAGACGCCGGTGTGGCTCATCAACGAGCCGCACCAGCCGATTCCTTCGGACACCCAGCACACACGATTCGACTACCTCACGTCCGAGGCAGGGGTTGCGCTGCGAAAGCACGCGCCGGACTTCGCGATCACGAATCCGCCGTTCAGCGTCGCGCTCGACATCACACGCCGCATGCGCGAAGACGCGCCGGAGGTCTTCGTGTTCCAGCGCTTGAACTGGCTCGCGAGCGACACGCGTGCGGAGTTTTTCCGCGCGGCCCGGCCTTCGGTCTACGTTCTTCCGAACCGCCCCAGCATGACCGAAGACGGAAAGACCGACGCGATCGAATACGCCTGGTTCCACTTCACGGAGCGCCGCGAGCTACGCGGCCGACTCTGTGTGCTTCCTACGACCCCCATCGAAGAACGTCGCCAACCCATCCGAGGATTCGCCCCATGAAAGCTGTCTACAAGTACCCCGTCACCGCGCGCGCGATGTTTGGCATGCGTACGGTCGTGAACGTTCCCGAGGACGCCGAGCTCCTCGACGCGCAGTTCCAACACGAGCACATCACGCTCTGGTTCCTCGTCGACCCGGGTGCGCCGCCCGAGTCGCGGGCGTTCTTCCTCGCTGCGACGGGCACACCGTACGCCGCCCTCGACGAGAACGCCGACTACGTGGCGACGATCCAGATCCCGCACAACGGTCTCGTCGTTCATCTGTTCGAGGTCGATCCCCCGGAGGCGACATGACGCAGCCGTGGTCCGTGGTTGTGAACGATTGCGTCCTCGCATTGTCGCGCATGCCGGCGAACTTTGCGGACGCCGTCGTTACCGATCCGCCGTACGGCTTGGAGTTCATGGGGAAGGAGTGGGACGCACCGTGGAAGCACGGCTTCTCGGCGCCGGGGTACGGGGACGCGGAACGTATCACGCGACCGTCGTTCACGTCGTCGCGAAACCCGATCTGCCTTGCTTGCGGTAAACGGCAGCGGACGTGGAAATCCGGGCCTGCCGCTTGCGCGTGCGCGACCCCGCAGTGGGATCGCCGGCAAGCAAACGAGATGCAGGAGTTTCAGGCGTGGTGCGAGTCATGGGCCACCGAAGTGTTGCGCGTTGCGAAGCCCGGCGCACACCTTCTCGCGTTCGGTGGTACGCGCACGGCGCACCGTCTTGCGTGCGCACTCGAAGATGCTGGATGGGAGATCCGGGACACGTTGATGTGGA